GGGTCCTTCTTGGTCTTGCCGGGCACCTTCACGAACACGATGTCAGCGCTGCACCCTTTGCAGGTACGCACGTGGCTGTTGGGGATCTCCAAGGCTGGTCAGCTCCTCATGGTCGGACGGCGTACCACCAGTGACCCCAGGCGTACAGCCCGAGTGCGGCGTACAGCCCGAGGCGCAGCCAGAACCGGGTCCACAGGGGAAGGCCGGCGGGGCGGCCGGTCGGCCAGGCCCAGCGGGCGGTACGTCGCAGGGTGGTCATGAGGTGGACTGTACCCCCTTGCGAACGTGGGTGACAACCTGTAGCGTTCTCGATGTCAGGAACAACCCCGCAGGGAAGGACCCACATCATGGCCACCATCTGGTACGCCAAGCGCATCCCCACCCAGGCCACCACCGGCGAAGACATCGCCATGGGCTCGAAGACCTCCGACGCCCTGGACACCGAGCTGGAGGCTATCGAGGCCACGGCCGCCATGCTTCGCGCAGAGGCTCACGCCCTGGTGGGTATGGGCATCTGCCAGGCGCTGGCGCTCGAACTCGCCGAGCTGGCCGGCGCGGTGGGCGCCCACCGTCCGCACCGGGTCGACACGCCGGGCGGCGGGGTCACAGACTCCTCGGGCGTGCGCTGGGCCTGGATGTCCGTCCGGCGCCCCTGATCTAGTTTCTATCCACAAGTTATCCACAGATACCCCAGGGGTTGACACCCACGTTCCCCTGGGGTATCTTTTCTCTTGTCAGCAAGGAACAACCCCCCGAGGGAAGGACCAAGATCATGGCCACCTACACCGCTTCCGACTTCTGCCAGGGCCACGGCGGCGGGCGCGACTGCACCTACTCCGAAGAGGCAGACGGCTGCCTGCAGCACGGCGACATGGACCACGGCGTCATCTCCTACTGCGATGGCACCTGCACCGAGGCGCGGGAGCACTACAACCGCTACCTGCGCGTCGAGCTGGGCCGGGAGCTGCAGGCGTCCGCGACCACCGTCACGCTGCAAGTCTGGGGCCAGGGGATCAGCTACGAAGTGACCTTCGAGGGCCCGCAGGCGGAAGACCGGGCGCTGGCCTACATGTCCGCTCGCAAGGGTCTGCACTTCGGTGACGTCTTCGACCGGCCGTTCAGCTACGACGCCTTCCCCCGCGTGGCGGACGCTCTGCACCCGACGTGCCACCACGGGCTGTCGCTGGACCTGTGCATGGACCCGTACGGCGACGCGCACTTCGGCACCCGGGAGCAGGAGCTGGCCAACGGCTGGTGAGTCTCCCTCGATACCCCCTGTTGACACCCACGGTCAACAGGGGGTATTCTTGTCTCAGCAGGAACGACCACCACCCGGAAGGACCAGCACAATGTCCACAGCAGGAAGCGCCCTCGAAATGCGGGAGATCAGCACCGGTGTTGCCGAGGTCTACGCGGACACGCTGCAGGTTGGCCTGATCACATGGAACCCAGGGCAGATGACCTCTCCGTTCTACGCGACCTACGCCAACGGCGACGACACCATCCCGTGCGGTAGCCGCGAGGAGGCGCTGAACCTCCTGCAGGCGATGCACTCCGTGGTCCAGCGCCTCGCGCGCTCGGTGCGCTCCATCCGACCCGCCACCGAGGCGCCCCAGCAGGACCCGCGTGGGATCTCCTGGGACTTCGGCTACAACACCGCTCTGCGCGACGTGGAGCACGTCCTGCGCGAGGTCGTGGGCCAGGCCCCCGAAGGGGAGGGCTACACGGCGATCACCCGCCCAACCACCTAGGGGAGAAAGGATCGGATGACCAGAAAGAAGCCCCCCGAGGAGCCGCGCGGCCGACCAGGACGCCCTCCCGGGGGGAAGCCGGGCAAGTCCAACCAGACATGTCCGAACGGGCACCGGAGCAACTCCGAACGCAAGTGTTTCGAATCCACCTGCGTGCACTATCAGCGCAGAGGCCAATGACCACCTGGAGGGAACCGTGGGCGAGAGCCCAGAAGCCAAGGCGCTACGCGAGGCCATCGAGGAGCAGAACCGCATTGACGCTGACCGCGTCGAGCAGGTGAACCGCGAGACCCGAGCCCAGCTGGACCGCAAACAGAACGAGCGGGACCGGGCAGCCGAGGCCCAGCGCCTGAAGGACGCGGCCGGCGAGCAGTAGTGACCGACACCCCCGACGATGCGGCCCAGTCCGGCGACACGCGGGACTGGGCCGCCGATGAGAAGGCCGCACTCGAAGCCGAGGCGGAACGTCAGGCGGAACTGCTCCGCAAGCAACGCGAGAGGGAGTGACCCGAGTGAACGATGACCTGGAGGCCGACCTGGTGCGCCTCTTCGAGGAGGACACCCCGTTGACCACGCAGACCCTGCACACCACCGAGGAGGAGTAGATGCCGAACGACCCGCACCCGCCCCGCACCCGCACCACCGCCCACTGGAGTGACGGCAACGTCTCGATCAGCGGCCGGCGCGGACCCGAGCCGGAACCGGAGCAGCCCGAGCCGGACGCCGAGGACGACCAGCCGGCGGACCCGCAGTGATGCGCCGTCGCCTGATCTTCGACATCCCGCAGGTGGTGACACCGCAGGCGCTCGTGGGCGCCATGTTGGCAATCATGCTCGCCGCGATATTCGACGATGACGCGTGGATGTACGGGGCAGGCTTCGGCCTGCTGATCAACGCGGCCATGGTTCGGGTGGGCGTCGGGCTACGGAAGGGGTGATCTATCGAGCGGTTGAGGGCTTGCTGCCCGCCCGGCCAACATCGTTGGGGTGCACCGGGCGGGCAGTCGCATGTCTACCCGGTGGCGCCGGGGCGGTCTTTCTTCCACTGGGCGACGGCCGCGCACGCTTCCGCGCGAGATCCGGGGTTGACCTGCTGGGAGCCGGGGAAGTTCAGGTCACCGGTGGCGCACATCTTCTTGGCGGCGTTCACAGCGGTGGCGATGGCGCGGCCCTTCGCCATGCCCTTCTTTTCCAAGTGCTTCTCGATGCGCTTGATGTATGGCGGGAGGTGCAGCACCTTGCCGCCGGCGGCCTGCAGCGCCTCGGGCTTGACCCGCATGCGGTCGGGCACGTCGACACCGGGCGCGGCCTGCACGTGAAGGTCTTCACCGAGGGCCGACCCGCACACGCAGTTTCCGGCGCCCGAGTACACGTCACGGGCGTACACGTGCGGCTGGGCGTAGCCGGCCTTGAACGGGCCCACCGCGCCCTCCCAGCCGGGCACGCTGTCGGCGGCCAGCGTCTGCGTGTCGTCGAGGCTGAACCACGGGTGGTCGCCGTCGAGCTCCAGCAGCAGCGCGACCTCCTGATCCCACTGCGTGTCGGCCAGGCTGGGCAGCGCGGCGTCCAGACACTGGGCCAGCAGCGTCTGCAGCAGGGGCAGCGTGTTCAGCGGCTCGAGTGCGGGCGGCGGCTGGTAGCCGGCGGCCAGGATCACCTGCGGCTCGCCGGCGGCCACCAGCGCCTTGTACGGCACCGGGAACCCAGGGCTATTGACCGCCAGCGCGGCCACCAGTTCCATCCCGCCCCGGATGCGGCGCCAGTCGCCCGACAGGGCTGCACCGCGCGCCTTGTATTCGGTGTCCGCGTCCAGGCCGGGCATGAGCCTGCCAGCCACCCAGATACCGTGTTCGTCTTCCCCTGCGGCCAGCTCCATGGCGGCCGTGCACGTGTTGTCATAGTGGGCGGCCACCTCGGTGGGCGACATGCCGGCACGCGCGGCGGCGTGTCCCCCGATCCCGGGAGCCTGGGACACCGTCCCGTAGCCAACCGGCACGGTAACCGTGTCGCCGTTCGCGTCGCGGGCCCTGCAGGCGTGCACCCGGAAGTACGCGTAGTTGGCGGCCGACCGGGGTGCGGTGCGGCACCGGTCCTGAATGCCGGTGTGGCAGACACCCCACGGCGCGAGGTGCCCGAACACGCGGCCGTCCTCGGTGACCGTGATCGGGGTGTAGCTGTCCAGCTTCGGGTCCTCGAACCAGTCGACGGGCGGGAGGTCGGCGGCGCTGGCGACCAGCACGGCGTCACCTCCACCCAGCGGGTAGTCCGTGACGTCGTCGCCGATGGCCACCCGGATGCGGTCGAAGGTGACGGGGCCCGTGTAGGTGACCTGGTTGGGGTCCAGGCCGTAGCCGGCGGTCACGTGCGGAAGGAACGGCTGGTGCTGCTCGGGCATGTTGACGTCACCGATGGCGTTGCGCACCTGGCTGACCACGTCGTTCCGCAACCACTCGATGGCCTCGCGGTCGCCCTGGCCGTCGAGCAGGTAGACGGTGGCGGGGTCGTGGCCGTTGTCGCCGTTGGGGTTGAACACGGCGTGCGAGAAGATACGCGCGTCCAGTGGCCCCTGCTGGGCCTGGCTCTTGGACATGCTGGACACGCCACCGGCGCCGTCCGGGTCAATGCCGGCCTCTTCGAGGCGCCTGCGCTCCTCTTCCTGGGCGAACTGCGCGTCAGTGAGCCGGCGGGCGACGATGTGGACGGCGGCCACCATCTCGGGCTCCCAGCTGTCCAGCTCTTCGCCGAGGTAGGCCAGGGTGAGGTGCAGCTGTTCGGCATGGTCGCCGCCGGGCGCCACCAGCATTTGCGGGTTGGCCGGCACCAGGGCGACCATGCCGTCCGTGCGTACCCGCTCGACGGCGTCCGGGCCGGGGTCGAACACGCCGTCGTCCTCGAAGTCGAATGCGGCCGTCTCCAGCCCGTTGCCCGCCCCGCCGGGGAAGGTCATACCCTCCACTGCGAAGTGCTCTTCCACCTGGCAGGAGTGGCACAGGTCGCCCACGTCGGGGGACAGCCAGGGCTGGCCGCCGATCACAGGGACAGCAGCCAGCAGGGGGTCTTCGGAGTCGTCGCCGAGGTCTACGCCGTCGAGGGTGATGTAGGCGCCGGCGAACGCGGGGATTCCCACCAGGGTGGTGGCCGCGATGACGCCCCGCTGCATCGAGATGCGGGCGTAGTCGGACTGGTCGGCCAGCTCGCCGTTGGGGCCCTGAAATTCGGCCACCACTTCGGTCATGTCCACCGAGTTGCCGCGCAGGGCCCGGTCCTTCACGAGCTGGTAGGCGCTCTTCGCGGGCGCGGCCGGCACGTCGTGGTACATCCAGCCACGGCCGACCCATGCGAACGTGCCTTCTGGCAGGTTCGCCCCGCCATACAGCTTGGCCTCGGGGCCGGGGATGCGTTCCGCCGAGGTGATGGCGCCGACGTGCCAGGTGGCGGCGTCGCCGGTGTCGCCGTGGGTGGAGCGGGTGGCGGCGTACAGCGGGATGGGGAGGTCGCGCACCTCGATCGTGCCGGGCTCGATGTAGCGGCGGTCGCTGGTCTCCAGTCCTTCGATGACCATCACGGGCAGCACGATGGGCGCGGCGCCGTCGGGGATCTCGCCGGCGGGGGCGGTGTCGAGCACGGGCGCGCTCATGCGCGGCTCCCTTCATCCGGATGGGGATCATGGCTCCGTTGAGCCGAGTTCTGTTCCTGTGTGGACGGTTGACGGCCGCTCGCCGAGGCGTCGGCCAGCTCCTGCAGCGCAGCCAGAAACGGGTCATGCGGCTTCGCGATGGACCGCACCAGGGCGCTGATGCCGTCTTCGATGTGGTCTCGGGCGCGGCCAGCCCAACGGACGTCGACGCCGGGCCGCACCCACACCATGGCCCAGACGCGGGCTATCTGCTCCTGCAGCTCCTTGATGGCGTTGATGGTGGCCACGTCGTCGGCCGGAAGGTCGCGGTAGCCGCGCACGCCCTGCGCCGTCGGGTTGGGCCCGTAGCCGGGGGTGTGACCGGCGTAGTCGGGCTGGCCGGCGGGCTCGGTTGGCGGGGTGGCCACGTGTCGGATGGGGTGGCCGTGGCCGCCGGTGATGTAGTCGTTCACGGCTTCACCTCGGATGTCTGTTTGCAGTCGGGAATGCTGGGCCGGGGGGCGGCGTCAATCCCTGCAGCAATCATCGGACCTTTGCCGCAGCTGCAGCCCTCCACGCAGCAGATGGGCTCGACGCCAGGTTCGTCCCAGTCGTGCACCAGCTCCAGGTGATCGCACGTACCGCGAGGGCAGCCCATGAGCCGGCTCACCACACGCCACCGTTCGCGGCCACGAACAGCAGGCCCATCAGCAGAAAGAAGCCGACCAGCGCCAGGCCGGCGTGCAGGCGGGTCACGGGGCGCCCTCCAGGAACTCGCGTTGCAGGCTCTCCAGCGCGTCGCGCGGCACGTCCTGGGTGCCGAACACCATGTCAGGCGTGCCACCCGAGGGGAGCGCGTACACGCTGAACCAGGAGCACAGACAGCCCCGGTGGTCGCCGGGGTGGTAGTGGGTGACGCCCCGGTTGCGCAGCCACTCGTACCCGTCGCCCACGGCCAGCACGTCATCCGACCAGTTCAGGAACCGCTGGCCGTCGAGGTTCTCGTGAGGCTGGAAGGTGTTGCGTGGCATGTAGCCGTAACGCCACTCCAGGCCCACGTGGATGGCGCCCCGGTCGCCGAGGTGGCCGCGCACCGTCGAGCCGTTGCCCAGGCCGGTGACGGGCACACCCTCGGTGCGCTGGTCGCCCCCGATCTCGGCGAGCGCGTCACGGACCAGGCCGGCGGGAATGTCGAACTCGGGAACTTCGCCGTGCACGTCGAACGGTGGGGCGTCGCCTGCGTTGAACATGACCTTGTCCAGGTGGGCGTCCAGGGCGTCCTGCAGGTGTGCCCACGCGGGGTCGATGCGGGATTCCATCTCGGCGAGCATTTGGCGGGTGAGCGCCTGGCCTTCGAGGCTGGTCGGCTGCACCTTCAGCATGCGCAGGACGCGCTGGGCGACCTTGGCCGCACCGGCGCGCACCCACTTGCCGAACTTGCCGGAGAGAGCCTCCCAGGCGCCCGCGAGGAGGAACCGCTGGTCAGCGTTGAGCGCCAGGCACTGCTCGGGGCCCAGGCGGGCGGCCCAGTCGTCTACGGGCAGCGCCTGCAGTTCGGCGCGGACGGCGTCGGACAGGCGCGGGCTGGTCGTCTTCGAGCGCAGGCGGGAGCCGGCGCGGCGCAGCGCCACCTTGGCGGCCTGGTCTGCAGCGGCCAGTATCTGATCCCGTAGCGCGGTGTCGATGTCGCCGAGGTCGCGGGCGGCCGTGTCGTCGATGCGGTAGCCGTCGAGCGTGGACGCGGCCAGGAGGGCGGCCGGCGGTCGGGTGGACGCGGTGATGCCGTCCGGCGCGGTGTCGGGCGCCCCGGTGCCACCGGGCGCTGCGGGGTCCGGGTCGGCCTGCTCGGGCGGCTCCTGCTGACGTCCGGGCGGGAGCTGGGCGGGCTGCGGGAGCGCGGGTAGCGCGGCGCCGTCCTCGCGTGCGGCCCACGCCAGGATGTGGGCGGCAGTCGAGGTGTCGATACCGTTCTTCGCTGCGATCATCTGCAGCGCCTCTTCGGCGGTGGGGGCGTCGCCGTCGTTGAAGCCCAGGGCTTCGCGGCCGGCGGCCGGTCCGATCAGGATGTGGTCCAGGGCGTCGAGGGCGTCTTGCCGGCGGTTGGGGTTCTCGGTGATCTGGCCGGCGTCGTACCAGATGCGCACCCGCTTGACCTGCTCGGGCGGGAAGCCTCGCTTCGCCAGGGCGGCGCGCAGGAACGACCCGGTCAGGGAGTCCACCATGAGCCGGATGGACGGCTCCAGGTGGTGCCTGAACGTGCTGTTGTCGATCTGCCAGGCTGACCAGTGGTTGACGTCGGCCATGCCGGTCAGGATCTCGGGCGGGATGTCGAGGCTGTTTCCCATGCGCCCTAGGGCTTTGGCGAGCTTCTCCAGCAGGATGGGCGACTCTTCACGGGCGAGCCGCTCATACCGTACGGCCTTGATCTCGGCTTCGGTGCCGGTCAGCACGATGGGCACGACACCGCCGGCGTCGCCTTCGTTGGCGATCGGGGCGAGCATGGCGGCTTCAAGGTCAGCCATCCATGCGCGCCGGCGCTCTACCGGGGTCTCGGCGTCTTCGCGGGTGTTGCGCTGTTCGGCCATCGAGTCGGTGACGAACAGGATGCCGTTGGACATGATGCGGGAGCGGGAGACGGCGCGCATCTCGCGGCCCACCAGACAGATGTCCTCCAGCACGTCCTGCAGGGCGTTCAGTGCCGAGTCACCCAGGTGCGGGTGCGCGGGGTGCGGCACCCAGAGGCGGTGCAGCTCCTCTTCGTCGATCTTGATGGCTCGGGGCTGCCCGAGTTCGTTCTTCACGGTGAGCGTGCGGCCCTGCACGTCGATGGCCTCGACGGACCGGATCTTCCACACCTCCTCACCGGTCAGCTTGTCGGTGTAGCCGTGCAGCCAGCAGTCCCCCGCAACGTCGAAGTTCTCCGACCAGACCCCGAGGAACTCGTAGCCGGCGCCGAGCGGGAGCCGCTCCAGTTCCTCCTCTGCGGCGGCGCACAGGTCTTCGGGCAGGGTGACGCGGGCGCGCTTCTCGGCGTCGTCGTCGTTGCGCAGGTCAACGGGGATCGGTTCGTCGTCGTCGCTGATGATCTCGGCGACGTAGAAGCGCACCCGTGAGATGGCTCGGGCGCGGAACTGCAGGGCGAACCGGAGTTCACCGATCATGTCCCGGTAGCGCCAGGCCAGGGACTGCCAGGGCTGGCGGTTGCCGGCGACAATGCGGAGCTGGTCCGCGCTCATGCGCCCGATCTTGACGCCGGACGCGCGCAGGACGGAGGGGGCGCGGCGTGCGTCGCGGACCCGGTCGAACGACAGGCGTAGGCGCTCCAGCGCGTTCGGGTCGACTCCGGCGGCGTGGCCTTCGGCGTGGGTGGCCACGCCTTCCCGTAGCGTGTCGTCGATGGTGCTGGCGAACCGCGCCCACCTGCTCATTCAGTCCTCCGGTTCAGTCGGTGAGGGTGGCCAGCAGGCCGATGACGGCGGACGCTGCGAGTACGGCGGCCGGGTAGACCCACCAGGCTCCGGTGGAGGCGAGCAGGGCTACGGCGACGGACACGTAGGGGCCGGCGCACCACGGGCAAGTGATCAGGTAGGCCAGGGGCGCGTTGCCGTCGTAGGCGGTCACCTTCACGTTGTCGCCCGGCTGCACCTCGGTGTTCTTGCCCAGGACGCGCTGCAGGGGCGCCCACCGCTCGTTTGCCCAGTCGCTGACACGCAGGCGCAGGGGGCCGAACGGGAAGGCGTCCGCGACCACCAGGCGGGTGATGCGGAAGGCGGCCAGCAAGTTGATGGCGACCAGCCACGGGTTGGTGATCCATCCGAGATCCACGGTCACCTTCCTTCTGTCGCGTTCGTGGCCAGCGCTACACCGTCGGCCCACGAGATCACGTTTCGGGACCAGGTGGGCCGCCATCCCTTCAGGCCGCGTGCCGCGCACCCGCATCCGGCGGCGGGCTGCACGTTCACGGTGCCGGCCACGGTGACGATGGGGATGCCGGCATTGCGGGCAGCGTAGCCAGACACTGGCTTGCGGGTCTCGTCGAAGAGCACCGAGGAGTACCAGGTGGGCAGCGCGCCCGAGGTGAACGTTTCCGGCTCGGTGGGCGCGGCACGGTACACGTAGAGACCCTGCGGGGTCAGGAACACCTTGCACAGGTTCCACGCGTGGTCGGAGCCGGGCACGCGCACGAATGCCGGCCACCACTGATTGATGACGGCCGTGGGGAT